AACCACTAGCAGGGCAAGAAGTTGTAGGAACGACATAAGAAGTTGAATCACTAGGATTGTCTTTCTGGCCCATAAACCTTTGCCAATTAGACCAAATCAAACGATTAGGAACAAAGAAAAAGAAGGTGTCCAAATGCAAATTATCCATAGTTGGATAAAGTGGAGTAGCGAGACGAGTAAAAGCAGTCATACGAAGATTAAACGTATCACCAGGCAAAACCTCATCGACATAAATAGGAACAAGATCACCAGCATTGAAAGTAGTCTTATGGGCAGTTTCAATGACAAAACTAGAACGAGGAATCTCAGCACGAGGAACCATAGCAAACTGGTGAGTACTGACAGATTTGTTGCGATGCATAAAGCACTCCAAAAAAAAGGGGCCGAAGCCCCAAGATTAAAGTTTTACCTGTTTGGCTTGTGCAAGCTCAAAAGGTACGGGATTGCAAGTAATGATACCAGTTTCATCATCATAAATACCAAGATCATACAAATCAAAGTCATCAGAATGACGATTCATCTGATTGTCATCAGCATCACGATTAACCTCATCAGTAAAACTACGAATAGCCAAACCAACAGAAGGAACAAAAAAAGGACGACCAAAAGCGCCAGCAGCGCGGTCCTTAACAGCCACAATTATTTGAATCATAAATGATCTTTCAAAAAGTCTTTAACACATTGTTTTTGCGAAGCGATTAAGGACTCTTTAGCTTCCAAAAGCCTTAACAACTTAGCAGCGTGAACTATATCACGAATATGAATCACAGGAGGTGGAGTTTGTTGCAAATTTTCCATTGTATTTTCCTATCAAAAAGAATCACTCGATAGCACGGGAAAGCTGCCGAGTTCTTGCAATTGTACATTGTTCTTTGACAGCCAAACGTTCGTCCGTGTTGTCTTCAAAACGATCAACGGCATCAACGAAACGTTGAAACTGTAATTGTTCGAATTCTTCGGGAAATTGTTCAGCAAATTTCTTGTCATAAAACTTAGGAGGACGAGCCTCCCTTCCATTCACGATAACACGATCATGGGGATACACATCAGTGTGAAAGCGCTTAAGCCAATCAGCACCAATACCAGGCTTAAGAGACATACGGTTGAACTCAGGAACACGATCCTTAATTTCTCCAGTCTCCATATCAGTTGTCTCATAATGATCTCCAACGCCCTTGCCAGTGCGCTTCTTCATCACATACCGAGCCACATAAGCAGCCGATTCAAAAGTGACATCACCAACGGAACTATAACCAAAAGGCCAAAGATCTTCCAACGATTTCGATCTATAAATAAGAGCACCCGAAGGAGTACGTTTCCATAGCGTGAGATCAGGGAAATTAAACCCAAAAATACACGCATGAAAATGAGGACGTTCAAATTTTTCACCATACTCTCCAGCCATGTAAAAACGAATCGTAGAACCTTTAAATTTCTTACGAAAACGTTTCATAAACCTCTGAAAATCACCATAATTTAGAGACCGATCACTCGGACAATGATCATTATCATAGGTTAGCGTAATGAAGCAATTTTGCTCATGCAAAGATGCTTCATGCATACAGCGAACCGCCCATTGGCGGCTTCGCTCAAGGCGACACCCCCAACATTGACCACAAGGTAAAGAAAGGGAACGAACTACATCCCCCTTCCTCTCACTAAAAATGATGGAACCATCCGAAGTTTGGTAAGCCTGCAACGGATGGAAACAAGCCATAGTTACAAACGATAGCCACCACGCATAGGTGGAGGAGCCAAGTTAATGCCAATGGTGTGATGGGCATGATGGCGAAAATGCTTCGCCGACTTACCCTTAGAAACAGGTTTACGTTTAAGTGGATTCATGTAGATCTCCAGTTGAGTTAAAAAAAGGTGTCACCTAGACCAGTTAAGATCAAGTAGAAGACTGGTCTACCCCGCCACCTTCAGCAGGTGCGGGGTTGGAAGCTGCACTAGGCAGCACTAAGCCGAGCTTTTCAGCTTCGGCACGATTTGCGTCATCAGACACAAAATCAACAAAAGCACCCGCATCATTATTAAAACGGGTGCGAACATCAGCAGGAAGCTGCATAAAAGCCTCATCAGCAGCACGAACGGCATTAAGTGCGGTATGGTAATCAACCGCATCAGTAAAGTCACCATACTGAGGCGCACGAACATTAGAAGGCAACTCACCAGTGAGACCAAAACGTCTAACAATAGTATTAATATCACATTCATCTTTGGCATGTTGTTGAGCCAAAGAAGGGTCTTCACAGACCAAAGCAGAAACATCAGAAGCCTCATTCACATCGTAGTTATACGGTGTACGCAAAAAAACAGCAGAAGTTTTCATAAATTTCTCCAAAAAATCATTTCAAAATAGAACGAATAATGTCAACAATGGGTTTAAGTTGACGAGATTCACGACCAATATTATCCAAAGACTTGGCAGCATCAACATCAAGATCAAGCAAATCAGTCTCAGCCTTGAGCTTCTTAACTGTTTGCATCAAAACTTGTTGCGTAATAGTCTGCGATTGAGTTTCCTGAGCAGTCTTAGCAGCCTGCTCAGCCAAAAGCTGAATCGTAAACTTTAACCGATCACCCTCAATAGGAATATTCTTAGTCTCCGCACGAATCTTGTCAACAGTGGCATCAATCTGTTTAACAGAAGACTCAGCCTGATTAGCAGAGGCAAATGCCTGTTGAGAACCAGCAAATTGAGACAAAGACTGAGAAGCAGAACTTACAGGATTCTGAAACTGAACCATCTGAGCAGTAGGAGCAGAACCAGCACCTTGAGAATATGCAAGCATTGGATTAAGACCAGCAGCCTTCAAATCATCAACAGTTGTTTGATAACGGCTTGCATACTGGGCAGCACTCCAAGCATTAGCAGCATCAGCGCGATCGGCATTAGCGGCATTGGTATCAATGCCAGCACCTAAACCGGCACCCCAAGCAGCACCAGCAGGGCCACCAACAAGAAAACCAGCGCCAGCGCCTAAAGCAGTACCTAAACCACCACCAAAAAGACCCATATCAACCTCCAACAGGAATAAATTGCTGAATCAGATAAACCATCATAAAAACAATCATCACCAAAGCAGCAAAAGCAATTAAATCTTTCACAAAAAACCTTTCTCCTTAGAAGAATCCTAACGGATTCTCCCAAGGCATTAAAAAAAACAATCAGAAGTGATCGATCAAGCCAGGCACAGAATACATGGGCATCGAACGAACAACACGATTACGAAAGAAAGTATCGCAAAGGAATTGCTGACCATTAGCAGCAGCACCAACAGCAATAATGCGATCAACAGGCGGATTTTCCTTGATAAAAGTATCGTTCAAAGTAGGCAAAGAAGTGAACTTCTGAGACAAATGCCAACCATCAAGAGTACCAGCAGCAGTAGAACGGAAAAGACCAGTAATCAAAGAAGGGTTATAGCGATATTCCGCCCAACGCTCTTGATATCCAAAAACGTTGTTGTCGTTGGAATCACCACGAACGTAGATCTCCTTATTAAGAATTGCTTGTTCACCAAGCATGGCGAAAGCAGGGAAATAAAAGTCGTAACGAGTCGAACGAGACCACATACGGCGTAAACCTTGCTGATATGTAAGGTCGGCACGAACACAAGCCAAACCGATGATGACGCCGTGTTCTGTGAAAGATTGCGTAAAACCATGACCATGTGCAAGACCTGTACCCATCGCCGCCAAATTGCCAAGCGGCGTAGACGTACCTGACGCATTAGTGCCCGAAGTTTGGGCAATCGGGTTGATTTGAATAGGTGTAGAACCACCGCCAAGATACTCAGGGCGTTGTAAGCGAGCATCGGGAGAAATAACACCAAAATGGGAACGGATGATTTCCGTGTAACGAGTACCACCACGAGCATCCCTTTCAAGCAACTTTTGAATTTGGAAAGACTGACGCAACTGATTAATAGTTGCAGCAGTAGCAGAAGTCAAGTCAGCATAAAGACCAGATTGATCGCCCCATTTCAAAGTGCGAGCGGAAGCAGCATCAGTACCGACACGCATATAATTCTGATTAGTACCACCAAGTACACCACCTTGAGAAATAGCGTAATTAGAAAAACTGCCATCATTAGCAGTCAAAACAGGCTGAAGATTATTGGACACCACAGGAGCGGAAGTACCTAAAGGCAAAGAAACAGAAGCACCCTTCTGAGGCCAAGGCAAAGCACCAGTAAAATAATCCTTACGCTTACCACGCTTCAACAGAACATAGTCAGTATAAACATCAGGACCATCACCTTTATTGACAGTAACGGAATTTTGCAAATTCTCATCGCGAAACCACTCGTTATAAATCAAATTGTAAGCACGAAGATGCAAAACAGAATGTGACACAATATTGCCAGCACCCACTTGGCCAACGGTGGGAAGTCCCATGTAGTCAAAAACAGAACCAATGGCATAACCACTAGCAGGGCAAGAAGTTGTAGGAACGACATAAGAAGTTGAATCACTAGGATTGTCTTTCTGGCCCATAAACCTTTGCCAATTAGACCAAATCAAACGATTAGGAACAAAGAAAAAGAAGGT